GCATGAGCAATTGATTCTTTATCTTTAATTAAAAAGTCAAATAAACAACTTTCACAGTCCCATTTCAACCATTGTCTATCTGATGAAATAATAATAGGATAGTCATTATCAATATGTTTTTCTACTTCTAATAGATAGCAAGCAGGTCCTTCTTGCTTACGTTTAGATTTAACTATAGTACAATCAGGTACAAGAGAATATAAAAGATTTTCTAATCCGAAATCGTTATATTCTGGATCCATATGAGTAACAAAATAATAATTACCATCTACTGTTATATTTTCAACAATCCAAGATATTAATGGTTTATTACCAATTGTAATAAGTGGATTTTTGAGGTCTCTTTGAACATAAAATGGTGTTTTATCTAGATTTAATATAATAATAATGTTTATATTTTTCTTAAACATTGTTTTTTGTACAACACCATTGTTTGGTTTTTCGTAATATTTTATAAAACTATAAATGTAATCAAAGGTTAAATTATTTAATTCATAAATATAACAAATATTATATTGTAATTTTCTAGATAATAGTAAACAACGTTGATAATTTGTTACAATTAGTATTTCTTTTGTTGTAAATTCTGATGACATGACATAATTTAAATCTTCCTCGAGAACTTCATAACCATTTGATCTTAATTTATTTTTTAATTCATTTAAATAAGGAGTATTTTGAAAATTTTGTAAATGAAATAATACTAATTTTATATGTGTCATCTATAATTAGTAAAAATATTTTTTTTATTGTTCTTGAACCTTGCCTTTTATCGACTCTTGTTCTTGTTCTTTTTTAAGTTGAGGTATATATTGTGATGCTAATGTTTCACCTATTTCAACAGATGTTTCGTGTTGTGTTTTTTCTTTATCATTTGATCTTTGTATCCTTTGTATACCATTTAACATCATTTCTAAATTATTTTTTAAAAGTGTTTTATTAATTCCTGTTGTAAGATAACCTTTTGTAATATATTCGTATAATGTTTTAGATGTACTTTTTAAATATTCATATTTTTCTTCTATATCATTTCCATTATCCAAATCATTTATTAAATCATACACTTCCTTTTTTATTTTTCGAATATCTGTATCATAAATATTTCCAGACATCTTTTTACTATTAAAATTAAAAAAAAAATTGTATTATTAACGTTTTTTCTTTTAAAATAAAGAAAAATGAAAGATGTAAAAGAGTCAAAAGATATAAAAAATATTATTACAAGAATTAATAAATTGCAAAAAAAGGAAAAGATGCATATTTTAAATATTCTAAAAATAAATGATATCAATTTTACTAAAAACGAGAATGGTTATTTTTTTAATCTTTTAACAATAGATAATTATATTGTTGATAAAATTAGTAAATGTTTAGAATTAATTGAAAAAAATAGTGATATAATAAAGGAAATTGATAAGAAAAGGAGTGAATTAATTACATATTATAAAATATTAATAGAAGAACGTTTACAAAATACATTAACAAAGCGTAAATTAGAGTATATAGAAACTCTTATTGTAAAAAAGATATCCAATATAAATTATAATATTAATATAATTTATAAAATAAAAAGAAAGAATATAGATTATGAAATAGACGATAATATATTGCAAGCAGATGCATTAGTTAAACAATTTTTAAAGAATGTTTTTAAATTTAAAAAGGATAGTGTTTATAGCAGAATTCATTCTTGTATAAAAACAATGCAGAATAAAAGGTCTAAAAGTTGTGTAATTGATAGTAATGATACTATAACAGAAGTAGATAACAATTTTGAAACTGGAGATTTAGATATTTCACTAGGAGAATGTAATGAATTATTAGAAGATGATATAGAAGATATAGAAAATATAGAAAATATTGAAGATGATATCGATGACATATTAGAAGATAATACATTAGAATATGATATTGAAGAAGTACAATTAAATAAAAAGAAAAGAATAAAAGAAGAATATGATGATAGTGACGATGAAGATGATAAACTAAATATTATAGAAGAACAAGAAGATTATGAAAAAGAAGAGAAACGTAAAGATGAAGAAGATATAAGTTATTATAGAGAACTACTACATTTAAAAGGATTCTCTTTTGACGATAATAAACAATGTATGTTATTATATCAAGAATATATCTATTAATTAAAAAATTTAATAATAAATATTTTAATTTATTATTAAAGATGGGAATTCCATATTACTTTTATAATATTTATAAAAAATATAACGATTTAGCAATAGATAAAAGTTCTATATCAAAATTAAATGTTCATTATTTATTTTTGGACTATAATTCCTTAATTCATCCTTGTGCTCAAGAAGTGATTAAAAACACTGAATCTGTTGATAATGAAAAAGAACTTGAAGAAAAAATTATTAAAAATTGCATAGTTTATACTAGATATATTATAGATGTAATTGGTGCAAAGAATATTTATATAATGATAGATGGAGTAGCACCTAGAGCTAAAATGAAACAACAAAGAGAAAGAAGATATAAAACATATTTTTTAAAGAAATTACAAAAAAAAGATGAACAAAAAAAAGATGAACAAGAATGTACAATTGGTGTCGAATGGGATTCTAATAAAATAACACCAGGAACATCATTTATGGATTCTATTAAAATTGCATTAGATAAATTAAAAAATGATATGAAAGATTATTGTAATATATATATTTCAGATTCAGATATTTGCGGAGAAGGGGAACATAAAATGATGAAAATGATAGAGCAAATGAAACCAAATAAAAAGGTATGTATATATGGCTTAGATGCTGATTTAATTATGTTGAGTTTAATAAATTCTTATTTTGATAAAATTATACTTTTACGTGATAACACATTTAATATTAATTTAAAGGAATCTGAAAAAACATATACTTATATAGATATTTCTAAATTAAAAAAGAATATATGTAATGAATTATATGCCCAGTTGGATCAAGATTTCAAAGAAAAGGATGATTTAAATATTATATATGATTATATATTTTTATGTTTTTTATTAGGAAATGATTTTTTAGAACATGTTCCTACATTAATGATAAAAGAGAATGGTATTAATATATTATTAAAAAGCTATCTTTATTTATTAGCTAAAAAGAAAAGTTATTTAATTAATATAAAGAAATTAAGGTCTGGTGAATTAGATAAATCTATTGATTTACGATTTTTAAAAGATATATTTTATCAATTATCTAACTCTGAAGATTTTTTTTACAACAAAGTATATAGTGTTTATAAAAAAGATAAAAAAAATGTATATAAAGATGTTTATAATATAGAAGAAAATAATGATACTATTTATATTTATAAAAAAGATATTATAGAATATAATAAAAGCGGATATAAAAAAAGATATTATGATTTTTATGGTGTAAATAATGTAAATGATGCTTGTGAAAATTATATCACCGGATTGTATTGGATTTTAGGATATTATCATAATCATTTTCATAATAATTGGTCATGGTTTTATAAATATAGAGAAATTCCTTTTGCAAGCGATATATTTAATTATTTGAATAAAAATGAACATTATACAGTTATTAAAGAGGATACTCCAAATACAACATTAGAACAATTAATTATGGTATTGCCAAAAAAATCATTGTTAAATATAATAGAAAAAAAAGATGTAATATTGTATAAAAAGATGGTTAGAATATTTAATACATATAGTAATTATTTAAATGAGTATTATCCTGATCAAATTTGTTTAGATATGATACATAAAGAATTTATGTGGCAATCTAAAATTTTTTTAAAAGATTTCCAAAATAATTTTCTAGAAAACTTTGGTATATAAAAAATTGATTTTATGATTATTTTCCTTTGAATTTATAAAAAAGTGCGTAAGAAATTATAAATTTTTTCCTATACTAAAATTAAAAAAAACAAATGAGCAAAGTAACTACTTCTTCTACTACTACTAAAACTACAACTACTGCACCTAAAGCTAAAACAACAAAGACTGTTAGAGCCGCTGCTCCTAAACCTGTAACTGCACCTGTACCAGAACCTGTAACTGCACCTGTACCAGTACCTGTTTCAGTACCTGTTTCAGAACCTGTTTCTACAGTTACAGTTACAGTTACAGAACAGACTACTGATGTTCAAACAACTAGTTTAAAAATGAGATTTGATGCTTTAATCAAGTCAAAGCAAGATCTTATGAATGATCTAAAGAGAGAGGTTCAAGAACTACGTAAAATGCAACGTGATCATGAACATGCAGTTAGAGATGCTTCAAAGAGAAGTAAAAAAAAAAAGGTTATTAGAGACGATTCTAATCCTAGAAAACCATCTGGATTTGCATCACCAGTAGTTGTATCTGATCAATTATATAGCTTTTTAGAACAATTTGGTGTAAAGAATACAGATCCTGTTGCAAGAACTGATGTTACTAGATACATTACAAGTTATATTAAGGATAAGGATTTACAAAATCCTGAACATAGACGTGAAATTATTCCAGATGATGCTTTGAGAACTCTTTTTGGACCAGCTATGGAACCAAAGGATCCTAATGATTCTAATTCACCATTAGTATATACTTATCTTAAACTTCAAAAATATCTATCTTCTCATTTTCCAAAGAAGAAGTTAGAATAAGCTTTAAACAGTCAGTTTGTTTTTTTTTTAATTAATTTTTTTAAAAATATATATATTATAGATAAATATATATGTCATCGTCTAATAAAGATAATATAAATGTAAAAATTGCAGAGACAACAGATAATGTCGATAATGTCGATAATGTCGATAATGTCGACAGCGTCGGTAAAGGTATTATAAAAAAAGTAAAAATAGATTATACAAAGACAACTTTTACAAAAGAAGAGAAAATATCAATACGTAATGAGGTAGATGTTATAAAACAACAATATCCAGGTTATATTCCTATAATTGTGAGAACACGTAAAAACGATAAAGGTATAGTATTAACAAAGTCTAAATTTTTAGTAACAAATGAGATAACATTAGCGCAATTTTTAGTTATATTACGTAAAAAAATATCAGATATTAATTCTACAGAATCTATTTTTTTATTAATAGATAATACTATGGCTCCAGTTACATTAACAATGGCGAGTATCTATAAAGAAAAAAAGGATAAGGATACAGATATGCTTTTTATTACGGTTTGTAAAGAAAATACATTTGGTTAAAGATAAAAAAATTGAATTAAATTATATTGATAATAAATATAATTTAAGAAATACAATTAATCATGACAATTGTTAGTTTGGATACATTGGATACATTGGATAGTAATAATTTAAAACTTGGAAAATCTGGAAGAGCTGTTAAATTACTTTATAATAAGGAACCTATTCAAATTTGCAGTTCTACTTTGTACACACCATTTGGTGTAAAATCTTTAAATAAAGAATGGTCGAATTATGCAGAATATAATTTAGATTGTTCTTTAAATCAATCAAATAGTGAAACATCTGTACTTTTTAGAAACAGTATTGAAAAATTGGATAAAATTATTGAAGAATTAGTAAGAGAAAATACAATTTTATTTGATTCTAAAAATGGAAAGTGCAATGATGATTTTGTGTATTCACCACTTTTAAGAGAAAATGGTTCTTATCCAAAATTAATGCGTCTTCAATTATCAAGAGATAAAAATGGAAATTTTGAAAGTTTTATTTTTGATGAAACTAAACAAAAAATAAAAATTACTGAAAACAATATTGACACCATTTTATCAAAGGGTAAATGTTTTAAAACAATTATAGAATGTGTAAAGGTATGGTATTATAATGGAAAAGTTGGAAGTATTTGGAAAATTGTTCAATTAAAACTTTCTGAAAGATCTTTGCCTAAAAAAGAAGATTCTGAAAAAGAAAATGAAGGTTCTTCTCCTAAAAATGTTTACAATCAGTTAATGATTATGGACGACTAAAAATACTTTTTTAAGAAAAAAGTAATCAAAAAAATAATAAAAGGTAATCAAAAAAATAATAAAAGGTAATCAAAAAAATAATAAAAAGTAATCAAAAAAATAATAAAAGGTAATCAAAAAAATAATAAAAGGTAACCAAAAAAATAATAAAAGGTAACCAAAAAAATAATAAAAGGTAACCAAAAAAATAATAAAAGCTAAAGTATACTTTTCTTTTTCTTAGACAATATTTTTTTCTTGTTTGTGACTTTTCTTTTCTTAGAAAGCTTTTTCTTGCTTGCGACTTTTCTTTTCTTGCTTATTACCTTCTTTTTCTTAGAAAGCTTTTTCTTGCTTGCGACTTTTCTTTTCTTGCTTATTACCTTCTTTTTCTTGCTTGTGACTTTTCTTTTCTTAGAAAGCTTTTTCTTGCTTGCGACTTTCTTTTTTAATATAGTTTTTAAACCATTTCCAACAAGAGTTTTTCTATTTTTAAAAAGTTCTTCATCTTCGTCTTCTTCGTCTTCTTCGTCTTC